GTGGTGGTAACTTTAACCTACAAGACCTTGCTAGACTTCGTGCAGGGTACGACATGCTTCGTACACAGAGAGCCTTTATGCAACCATCTGGTACTCTCAATGCGGAACTTTGGGGGCAGATGAGCACTAAGTTGGAGTCCATTGAAAACCTGTTTACAGCTATCGAAGACTACGATGAAAAGGATGCCACAGCTAGAGCAACAGCATTGATGGCTAACTTGGCTTTGAATGTTTCACAAGATAACCCAATGGGTATTCTTGCTATGAACAGCCCAGAAATGATGGAAACCATCGCTGCAAGGATTGCACCTGACTTTGCCCAAGAGTTGGCTACGAATGGTAGTCTCCTTGATAATGTTGTAAGTTTTAGAGACCTTGATTTTGATCCATCTATTGTTCAGCTTATGGGCTTTGACGTAGAAGATGCAGACACACCTGCTGTTTTGCAGACACCTGAAACTGTTTTTCCTAACAACCTTGATGAGGCTCATGCAGAAACATTAGATAATCCAAATACTCTGAGAAGAGCACTGTCTCAGTTGACAACACTCAATGGAGAGATGGCTTCTGCACCTGATCAGGTTCTTTCTACCCCAGAAGCTAGAGAGGCTTGGGCTTCCAATATAGCTAACACTTCTTACCTTCTGTCAAACATTGAACAACCTTCTGGGGCGAACCTTGACGCTTTGTTATCTAATCAGAACTTGACCATCCTTAGACGAATGGAAGCAGAGGGTGGAGAAGCTGCTGAACAGGCTGCTATCCTTAGACAGCAAATGGGTCAAGCCTTAAGAGCATCTTCCCGCAGATACGCCACTGTCGGCCTAGGTGTTATTGAGAAAGTAGAGGCTGTTAGTGTAAACCCTGAAACTCTCACTATTGAGCTAGACAGGTCTGAAGAAGCTGCGAGAATTTCCCAACTTGTTGACCGTTACTACGGTGGAGATTTTAGTAGACTTCTTAGAGAAGGTCCGTCAGCTTGGGAAAATCTTCGTAGAAGACTCGTGTCACCAGAGAACATTCCACGAATTACTGCTTATAGAAACGAGGCTACGGTAGGTATGGCGGGTCTTCAAGGACCAACATACAACGAAGAATACGAACAGTTTTTACAAGATACTCGTTATATCAGTCCTCATAGTTCTGATGGTCTTCTTTGGCAACGTATTATTTCAAAATCTGAAGATATTGCTGCTGTTGAGGAAAGGTTGCAAGACTTTAGAAGATTTGAAAGTAACTTAAACATTGACACGGGGCTTCAGAGTATTCTTGACAGTGCTTCCGTGGCTATTGATGAAGCCTCTACAGATGAGGCTCGTATAGCTAGGGGTGAGATCATTAGAACAGAGCTACCTGCAAGAGGTACTACTCCTGAAACAGCTTACACATACGACTCTAAGGAGGGATATGATGCGATACCTGTTGGCAGTCTTTATGTTAACCCTGTTAATGGGGACATCCTTAGAAAGAAAGAACGATAACATGGCTGAACTTTTAGACTTCTCCGCATTTGATGAATTGGTTGTACTTGCTAAAGACTTCAGAAAGTATCAGGCAGGTTCTCCTGCTGCTACTGCCCCCGTTTCTGAAAATCCAGATAGGCAGTTTTATCAGTCTGGTACAACAGAAGAAAACCGCACGTTTGATCCTGCTGTTTATTCTGTTAAGTCAGGGGATACACTTAGTCGTATCGCAGCTAGGAACCCTTTCACTCTTCAGCAGTTGAAAGAAGCTAACCAAGGTATAGACTTTGATGACATTAGCATAGGTCAAGAACTAAAACTTCCAGACTACAAGACACAAAGCCCATCAGAACCAAGTGATGCTGTAGTACCAAAACCTTCTGAGGTTAGTGTAGAAGAATTAGTTGAAGAAGTATCCGCAGAACTTCCTAGTGATATTGCTGCGGAAGTTAGTGGTTCTGGGGCTGAGACTTCCCAAGATGTAAACGTGAAAATCTTTGATGCTACTTCCTTCTCTGGCTCTATACCCACCCCAGAAAAGGGAGCCGATCCTATTAGGTGGATAGCCGAGAACGCATACGGTCTAAATGAGAATGATCCTGTCTTCAGGGAAGCTATGAAGGCTGTAACAAACGTAGACCCTAAAAAGACTGCTTGGTGCGCCTCTTTTGCGGCTCACGTACTCAAAGGAATAGGTGTACCTTTACCTGATTTAGCAAGACAAAACCCTGCTATGGCCTTCAACTACCTTGAGTTGGGTGAAGAGGTATATAACCACAATCCAACAACAGGTAGAACTTACGCAGGATCACTTGACTCTGTAGAAGTTGGTGATGTCGTTGTATTTAACAACGGGGGAAGATTTACTGATGGTCGTTTTAAGTGGGGGCAGGGCCACATTTCTTTTGTAGTAGGCAAAGAGGAAGACGGTTCCATCCTTGCACTAGGAGGTAACCAAGGGGGAGGTACGAAAGTAACAACTACACGTTATACCCCTGAAATTGTAAAGAAACATTTTAAGGCTGGTTTTACAGTTCGAAGAATTAATGACGGTTCCCTAGAGAACACAGACCCTTCTGTTATTGCAGCTGTGACAAAAGACATATCGGTTGGCGGGGCTGAACGATAGATGTTTGGTCTCCCTCTTGAACTAATCACAATGTTAGCCTCAACGATCCTAGGTGGAGTAATGTCCATCTGGGGTCAATCCAATAAGAACAAGGCTGAACACCAGAAGGCTTTAGTTGGTGCTGTAAGTCAAGCAAGAGAACACGGTAAGACCGACGTACACTTTGCATGGACAAGACGTATCATTGCATTGTCAGCTGTGTTCTCTATCATCGTACTACCAAAAGTCGTAGCTGTTTGGTATCCTGAAGTCAGTGTCGTTGTCGGTTACACAGAAGTAACAGGTGGCCTCAAGGAATGGCTCTTCGGTACTCAAGAATCTATCCAGTGGCGTTCAGCACACGGCTTTGTCATCACCCCACTTGACACACACATTGTATCAGCCATCGTTGGCCTATACTTCGGAGCAGGATTTACACAATGATGAATGATAAAGCTATCCCACTCTCGTTCCTTATGGGCATACTGTTTCAGACAGGTGCTTTGGTCTGGTATGTGTCAAGCCTAGCTAGTTCTATTGACACAAACTCACGTGACATTGCACGACATGAACAACAACTACAGAGCCTGACTGTAATCATTCAGACACAGGCTGTAACACTTGGTCGTATGGACGAGAACATCAAGTCAATCAGGAACATCATGGAAGAACGTGATGATTAAACTTAACCTTGTTGTCCTATCTGTCTTACTTGCAGGGTGTACAACAACCGTTGTCAGTTATCCGTCAGTGTGTCCTAACAACGACGATAAATGTCAGAGGAACTTAGATGCTCAAACCCTTACAGCAATCGGTCAAACTGAAGGTGCTCTTGCTCTTATGTGTATGGACCCTGATCTTAACAGCTTACTTGACAAAACCTGTAAGGGCAAATGATGTAGCTGGTGACTTCAGTAATAACTACCAAGACTCAACTGTAGATAGTAACAACCTTAGTGAAACGATAAACAACAACTACAATGCTACAGGTGCAGGGGAAGCAGCCCCTGTTATGTCAAGCATAGCCCCGACAGTCATGGGTGGTGGTGGAAACGATTCCTGCTTGATGCCTACCTCAAGAGGTATTCAACTATCCTTGCTAGGTATGTCATCAGGTAGTATGGAGCAGGATGAATCCTGTAACCGTAGGAAAAACAGTAGGTTACTAGGTACACCTCAACAGATAGGTGGACTAGGTCTTCAGGTAAGTGCCATCAGTGTGCTTTGTAATGACCCTGATGTCTTCAAGGCTATGATACTGGCCTCAACTCCATGTCCTATTATGGATGTTGTAACTGGTAAACTGCTCATGGGTCGTGACGCAGTGGCAATGTATCGACGGAACCCTACCGCATTCATCGTAGGGTATGAGGGAAACAAAACGTACTGGGATGCACTACTACGTATCGGAGAGGACTTAACGGATGAGATTAATGAAACAAAAGTTGCTACTAACGGCGGGGACACTCGCACTCTTAGTGAACGGTTCAGGAGTACTCGCAGAAGAGTACAACCAGACGGGCCAGCAGAAGATAACGGAGTTGAAGGGGACAATAGACCTGATCAACAACCGTCTACTAGCATCGGGTCAACTCGTTAACGGATCAGTTGGCTATGCTACTGTAGGTCGTGTCATCATTGATGATGCACTAGAGGGTGCAAAGATTACAGATGCTCAGTACGCCGCATATGAGGCTGCTCTATTTAAGGTACAAGAGCACGACTATGCCACTGCACAGGATGCTAAACAGTTGTTCACACAAGAGCACACAGCAGCTATGAACCAGCTTACATTAGCTGTTGACTTGCTTGGTTCAGCTACCTCTGTACTGGCTACAGCTACATCTGTTGCTACTATTGCTGAAGAGGCGGACACTAAGCCTGAGCAAGCAGCCTTGCAGGAAATGTTGTTGACAGAAGAGTACACTATTCAAGCTACTGAGGTGGCTACCTACAACAATGCAGTCGATCAGGTAGAACAGTATGCTCAACAGGCTGGTGCTTTCATGGCAGCTGCTAACAACACAGAGCTAACGTCTAGCATTGACACCTACACAGCACAGAATAGTCTAGTGGCTGGTCAGTACACAGCTATCACGTACACACAGAGTGTAGATGAGTTTGTCATTACATGGGATGGTGCAGGTACAGGTTGGACAGGCTACCTAACAGATGACATGAAGAATGCTGAGGATCTGTATGGTGCTAACGCATACATGCAACAGAACGGTTCACCTGTAAGAGGTATGTAAGTTGGAAGATGCTGAATTAAAAGTTGGTGGGTTTACATTAAAGGGCTGGTACGTAGCTGCCGCCCTGCCCCTGCTAGGCTCACTGTCAGGTGGGATCTACTACGGGTATGATACCCTGCAAAGGTTCTATGCTGTAGAGGGTGGGATAGCAACGGTGGTAGAGGCATCAGGTTCTTTCGATAGCAAGGCTGGTGCTCTTAGTTCTCGTATCCAAACCTTAGAACAAGCAGTATCTGACAATGATGTAAGAGGCTTGAACAGTAAGTTGTCATCTATCAGTACACAGATGCAGACTATCTTAGAACAACAGAAGACACTGCTTGAACTACGGTCACAAGTAGAGAAGAGTACAACAATCACTGATAGCTTAGGTGATAAGCTAGACGTATACCAACAAGAGATAGATGACATCTGGGATGCCTATGATTCACTTGTTGACAACCCACTAAAGTAGAGAGGTATCATGGCTAAAGAGAAAGATCCACGACTAGAACGTGCAGGGGTGTCAGGTTACAATAAACCTAAAGCTACACCTAACCACAAGACTAAGTCACATGTTGTAGTGGCTAAGGAAGGTGACCAAGTTAAGACTATTCGTTTCGGACAGAAGGGTGTCAAGGGTAGTCCTGATGGTACAGCTAGAAACAAAGCATTCAAGGCCCGTCATGCTGCGAATATAAAGAAGGGTAAGATGTCCGCAGCTTACTGGGCTAATAAGGTGAAGTGGTAATGGCTAGAGGACTATACGCAAACATCCATGCTAAACGGAAACGTATTGCAGCTGGCTCTGGTGAGAAGATGAGGAAGGTTGGCAGCAAGGGTGCTCCTACTGCTAAGAACTTTAAGCAAGCAGCTAAGACTGCAAAGAAGAAAAGGAAGAAGTAGTATGCCGTATTCAAAAGGTAAGAAGAAACCTTACACTAAGGCAGCTAAGGCAGCTGTAGTTAAAAAGAAAAAGCCAATGAAGAAGAAATAAAGTAAGCCCCCAAGGATTAATTTCCAAGGGGGCTTTTGTTTGGCCTTCTCTGTAGGACTCGAACCTACAACCTGCTGATTAGAAGTCAGCTGCTCTATCCAGTTGAGCTAAGAGAAGGTATTCCTACTCGCCTTCCATCTCTTCAACGAGACGGTCTAGATACCAACGGGCCTTCTTCAAGTCCTCTACTGGTTTACCCTTGTATCGGTAACGGTGCATGTACTTCTTAGCATTGCCCTCTAGGTAACCCATGAACATCATGTGATCCATGTTGTCCTTCATGTAGTCAATGCACTCAATCTCACCGTCACCGTAGTGGGCAGGTTTGTTAACTGGATCGACAGGGCTACCCTTGTCCTCGTCATACTCGTGCATCTTCGGGTGTTCCATCTGACGTTCAAAGTTCCACTTAGCCATTACAAGTTCTCCTTCATAAATACCTTGACCCACTCAGCACATATATCACTTCTTACAATGTCGTCAACCCCAAACTCAATGATAGGTACAGGGAGCATGTGCTTCTTAGCTAAGTGAATGACACGAGACAAACCATCGGCTTCCTTTAGGTCTGACTGTTGTGCATCTCCATTAAGAACAATCGTAGAGCCTTCACCTACCCGTGTCAACAGCATCTTAAGTTCGTGTGTTGTGATGTTCTGTGCCTCGTCTACAATTATGAAGGCAGAATCAAAGCTGCGCCCACGCATAAGTGCAAGAGGAGCCATTTCAATGTTGCCGTTCTTGATACCTGTTTCGACTGCTCCTTTACCAAGGTGTTTCTCCAATACGTCTAGAACGGGCAAGGCCCAAGGCATAGTCTTTTCTGTCAGGTCCCCTTTGAGAAAGCCTAGCTCCTTACCTACAGCTACATGAGGACGTGTGATGACGATCTTGTCAATCTCTTTCAGGGTGTACTGGTCAGCTGCGTAGGTGGCAGTAACGTAGGTCTTACCTGTACCAGCTGGTCCAAGGATAAACACCTGACTGCTTTCATCAAGAGCTTGGAGCAACTTACCTTGGTTGTCAGTGCGAGGTACAATACCTGATGTCTTCTTAGCTGATGCACCCTTGTAGCTAGTCTTACGACGAGTACGTGATTGTTTCTTAGGGGGTTCATTGCTCATAGGTTAATCAACTCTGCTTGAGTGTAGGGGATGTGGAAGAACTTCTCACCCTTCTGGATGTAACGTCCCTTGGCTTCCTTGAGGCTACCCTGTGTTAGGAGTTTGTCCTTGATACGCCATGCCTGTTTGAAGTCAGGACGAAAGATGTAGAAGTTAAGGACACTAAACGCAGATGCTTTGTGCATGTCCAGTAGTCTCTGCTTCCTTTCAGGGATACGTATCTCTTCCCAGTGTGGAGGCCAGTCACCCTTCCATGCCGTCTTCACTTCAGCCTCGTTGTAGTAAGTGTACACACCCTTCTTAGAGATAACATCTACGTTGTAGTTCTCTTCATTGTTGACGATGGTGTGACCCTTACCCTCTAGGTAAAACACTAAAGCATTACGGGCTGGTGCATCGTATGCTTCGTACAAAGCCCTGTTAAATTTCCTACGTACAGCTGTCATACCTCACTCCCTTCTACTTTACCCAAGAACTCTTTTAACTCTGTGTAGCCCCCGATGTGAGAGCCGTCTGATGAAAAGATTTGAGGTACAGTCTTAAGACCAGCCTGTTTCATCAAGGACAGCACCCACTTAGAGCTAGGGGATTGTACGTTATACTCTGTGTAGCCTTGCCCTGCTCCTTTCAACAGGGCTTTGGCTGTATCACAGAAGTTACATTGGTTACGAGTTATGACAGTGTACATAAGTTTTCCTTAGGTTAGGTCTACGATTTCACATGAGTCTCCAGAACAAGCTAGTGTCTGACTACCTGCTGTGTTGTCTTCACTTTCATACTCCGAAAGTTTAGACCAGTCAATACGTTCAGGCATTACAGACTTAAGCATGTCGTAGTCTGACTTACCGCAGTCTTGGTATGGAGCCTGTTGGTACGTGTGCTCGTTGAACGGCAGGAAAGATACGCCTGACATCTCATCGAAGTGTTCGTAAACAAAAGCACCTACCTCAAACCACTCATTACCTTTGACGTTAATAGTGACAGACGGTTTGTGTTCACACCAGTTCCGTTGATAAGCCAACCACATTTCCAGCTGTTCGATAGCTGTCATGTCAGCCGTACAGGTAGCACCCTCAGGAGCCTTTTGCGGGAAGCTAAACACGGTAGTCTGGTCAGGCTTCATTGCACAAGGTTCGTTAGGAATACCCTGATCCTTCATGAACTGGGTGAGAGGGTCTTTGTTGTCACCTCTGACGGTGCGGATATAGTAGGGGCTGTGTCGGGCATGGATTCCAGATGCTGCGTCAACCAGTTGTGAGACAGTTCCGCTAGGCTTGACACAAGTAATAGCAGCAGCAACTGGAATACCAAGAAGCTCGGCAAACTCTTTGTTAGTATCAACAGCAACTTGTTTAAGATGAGCAAGGGTCTTATCCAATCCTTTGTTCTTCAAGGTCATCAGGGGGTTGTCCATGATGCCTGTCAGAGAAACACCAAGCAGTCGTTCTTCCGATGTGTTGTCCGTCCACTGCTTACGCAGGTAGGGGAACTTAGTGAAGGTAGACTGGATCGTACCAAGGATGGTAGCTAGACGAACCTTCTCAGACAGTGTGTCGATAGTATCTGTAGCACGAACTACAACCTCAGACAGGTTACAGAACTGGCTTGGACGCAAGATGATCTCCGAACACGGGTTGGTCCCGAACTCATAGTCTGCATTGCGACGACCATTCAAAGCTGCTTGCTTCTTAGATGCCTCACGGTTGAAGATGCCTCGTTCACCTGAACCTGACTCTACCAAGGCCATCCACTCACGCATGAAGGACAAGCTGTCAGGCTTTTCAGTGTAGCTTACGGAGTTGTTAGCCAAGGCACGTTGTGGGTTGTTCTCCCACCATGCACCTGACTTGGCATGACGCATACGGTCATCCGACAGGTTAGACAGGGA